TTATAATTTATATTATCAGGTCAATCTGATTCATGAAGATTATATACCGGAAAATGCAGTTTTTCAGATTATTGATAAACTGTCAAAAATTCAAGGATTGAAGGAAGCCAATGAAGATGTTGTTTTTGATTACACGATCAAATCAAAAACTGATACCGTTGTGGAAGCCGCAGTCATTATTTTTACAGAGCCAATAAAAGGCTACAGTAAAAGGCTACAGTAAAAGGAGTATGACATGAGTACTTATGAGATAAAAACTGAATCTCTCGAAAAACTGTGGAAAGGACTTAACGGTTTTTCGAGTACAGCAGCGAATGAAATTAACACATATTTACATGGCGCCGGATACACCTTATTTTCAAAATCTATAGAAGATTTAATACCTGTATCAGACAGGAAAAAGAAACATGCTAAATACAGTAATGCGTTGCAAGATAGATTGAAAAGTTCGAGAAGCAGAGGTGGAGGATTTGAAAATCTATCTGTAACAATTGGTTCAAAAACAAAATATGATTATCTGTATTTTCCAGATGATGGCTCAAATACAGTACATCATGCAGGAAATCAGCATTTTTTTGATAGAGGAATCGAGAGAAAAGAAGACGAGGCTGTTGATGAAATGCTTGATAGAATTACTTTTCAAATGAAATAGGAGGACAAATTTTATGAGTGGTTACGGTGAATTTTCAGAATTCGAATGTAGAAAATTTGCAATGAAATTTTCAAAAGATGAAAATTATGTAGAAGCAGGAGCTGTTGGTAGCATTGAAGAATCAATGAATACGAAAACAGTAACAAAAAAATACATGGGTATTGAAAAGAAAACACGTACCAGAGGAACTGGAACGGGCGAATTGAAACTTAGTCTGCATATGAACTATGAGAGATATAAACAGACATATGGAATGAATCTTGATGGATTAGAAGACGGAATCTCTGCCTATGGATCAAATTCGGTTCATCCGGAATTTGCTTGCACAGTGGAAGCTGTTGATGAGGATGAAAACATTAAGTATAAAGCTTATACTAAATGTGTCGTGAAGGATGGTATTGCCAGAAAAATTGAAAATGGTGGAGAGGAAGTTGCAGAAATTGAAATGACGGTTGCTGTCATGCCGGATGATGAAGGAAATGGCTTGTATGAAGCTTTGAAATCCGAAGTATCATCTGAAATTGCACAGAAATGGATGACTGAATTCACGCCGGATCTTGCAAAAAAGAAAGTACTGTAGGAGGACGCTATGAGAGTTGAGGTTTTACGTTCCTTTATTGATAAGCAGACAAAAGAAGTCGTAAAAAAAGGAACAATAATTGACGATATGTCAGAAGAAAGATTTGCTGAAATCACAGAATCAACTGGATACATTAAAAAGATTGAGGATGCCGATAATGAAAACGCAGAGTCAGCACTTGAAAAAATGACTATGGCAGAATTAAAGGCACTTGCAAAGGAAAAAGAAGTAGAAAATTATTCAACAATGAATAAAAAAGAATTGATCACAGCTTTAAGCAAATGAGCAGCATGACCGGATACCAGATTGGTATCCGGTTATATTATGGAGGAAAGTGAAAATATGAATGGAAAAATCAAAATGGAACTTGAAAATGGTAAAGAAGTGGAACTTGCACTGAATTTTGCTTCTTTATATAAGATCAGAGGATTAAAAAAGGATGTTTATGACAGATATAACAAGGTCATCATGAAGGGAACGGAAGATACATTTGATACCGTGACCGTATTGTACACGGCATATCTGTGTGCGAATGTGGACAACCTCGATGAATGCATGGGTGAAATGGAATTTATGGAAAATCTTCCATACAATCCACCAGAACTTGCTAGAAAATGTAATGAACTCATTTCAGCAAAAAAAAAGAAGGCTTCCGATCAGCATTCATAAGTCACACAAAAGGAAAAAAGAAAAATAAAATCCGTATTCCAAAATTTGAACTTGAAGATATAGAGGATTATTACACGTATTACGTTTTGATCCTTGAAATAAGTGAAGATTTGTTCTGGAATGCGGATTTTTCTTTTTTAAAAACAGTTGCATTGAACAAATCGGCTTATGACAGTTGGAAGAATTACGCGATAAGTGAGGAGTGTGACCGGGCGTATGGCAAGAACTAAAACGAGTGAAGCAAAAATTAAATTCACAGCGGATACACATGAGTATAATGAAGGGCTGTCAAAAGCCGGTGCCGCAACAAAAGAATTAAATAATGCTCTCAAACTGGCAGATTCTGAATTGAAAAATAATGGCGATAATATTGAAGGCTTACGGAAAAAACATAGTCTTTTACAGGAAAAGCTTTCAGTTACGCAGGAAAAAGAGGAACTTGTCAACCAGAAACTCCAAAAAGCAATTGAGATTTTTGGCGAAAATTCTGCAGAAGCACAGAAAAACAGAACAGAAATCTTGAAATTGAAAAATGAAGAAGAGAAGCTTAGAGGAGAAATCGGAGACTGCAACAAGCGTATTGAAGAGTACACGGCGGTCATGAAGGAAAATCAGACAGCTTCTAAAAGATTGTCTGATGAAATCAAAAATCAGGAAGATAAACTGCAAGATCTGAAAAAGCAGTACATAAATGTTGTTTTGGAGCAGGGAAAAAACTCGAAGGAAGCAAAATCCCTCTCAAAAGAGATGAAAAATCTCAATGGTGAACTTAAAGACAATAAGCAGAAACTGTCGGATGCAACAGAACAGGCAGGAGAATTTGCGGACGCATTGGAAGACGCAGATAGAAAGGCATCTTCGGCTGCAACAGGCGGTTTTACGATTTTTAAGGGTGTCGTAGCAGATCTTGTATCAAATGGTATTCAAAAAGGAATTGAAGAATTGAAAAATTTGTCTCTTTCAGCTGTTGATACTGGAATGACATTCACATCTTCTATGAGCAACGTTAAGGCTCTTTCCGGTGCAACCGCAGAAGAAATGGAAGCTTTGACCGAGAAGGCAGAAGAAATGGGGAAAAAGACCTCTTTTACCGCTTCACAGTCAGCAGATGCACTTGGGTATATGGCATTAGCAGGCTGGAATACAGAAGAAATGCTGGACGGTATAGATGGTGTCCTGAATCTCGCGGCAGCATCTTCTATGGATCTTGCCACAGCATCAGACATTGTTACAGATGCAATGACAGCGTTTGGAATGAGTGCTGATGAAACGAACCGTTTTGTGGACGTTTTAGCAGCAACTTCAACAAGCAGCAACACGACAGTAGAAATGCTTGGGCAGTCATTTAAGTATGTTGGAGCAATCTGCGGTGCAATGGGATATTCGATTGAAGATGCAGGCGTTGCACTTGGTATGATGGCAAACAGCGGAATAAAAGCTGAACAGGCTGGTACATCATTACGATCTCTTCTGACAAGATTATCGACAAATGCCGGAGCTTCTGCGAACAGTTTAGGTGCATTAGACATTTTAACACAAAGACTTGGTGTGTCATTTTATGATTCTTCCGGAAATGCAAGAGATTTATCGGACGTATTGGTAGAAACCAGAGCTGCTTGGGCAGGTCTGAACGTTGAAGAGCAGGTCAATTATGCGAAGAAAATGGCTGGTCAAGAAGCCATGACTGGATTTCTTGCATTAATGAGTGACGGAGCCATTTCCATTGAGTCTGTCGCAACAGCTATAGACAGCATGGGATATGACATCGATGCACTTGGAGTATCTGTTTCAGATTTACAGACACTTTATAAAAGTTATGGAGACGAGACAGCAGTTGCTACAGCTTTAATGAATCAGTTTTCCATGACACAGGAGGATGCCGACCAGGTAACACAATTGCTTGGAGCAAGTTTGACACAGCAGACAACCTCATGGGATTCTCTAAGCAATGCCATTAATAATAGTTCTGGTGCAGCATCTGAAATGTCAGATACAATCCTTGATAATTTACAAGGTGATGTCACCCTGATGGAGTCAGCTCTTGACGGATTAAAGATTTCTATCTTTGATGATGTCGAATCTCCTCTTAGAGATGTTGTTCAGGGAATTACAAATGATGTGATTCCGGCAGCAGAAGACATGATAGGGAATATAAAAGATGGAATTGAGTGGGCAAAAGAACATAGATCAACGCTGGAAGGCGTAGCATTGGTTCTGGGTTCTCTTACTGTTGGAATTGGTGCGTATAATGCCGTTACAGGAATAAAAACTGCTATGGAAGCAGCAAATACAACAACTCTGCATGGATTGGCAGCCGCCCAATTAAAAGCGAATCTTGCATTTTTAGCAAGTCCGATAACATGGGTAGTTGCCGGAATTACACTTTTAGTCGGAGGATTTATTTACCTTTGGAATACAAGTGAAGAATTTCGTGGATTCTGGATTGGATTGTGGGATGACATCACTGGATTTTTCGGTGATGCAAAAGAAAAACTTTCAGATGGAATAAATAATATCGGAGGATTTTTTACAAGTCTCCCAGATAAGATCAGCGGAGGGATTTCAAATTTTAAAGAATCTGTTAAAGCAGGATTTTCCGAAGCCTA